CTTTTCTTCAGCTTTAACTTCTATTACTGGTTCTGGAGCTTTTGCTGCTTCAACAACTTCTTCTGAATCTTCTTCATCTTGAGTAATGAAATCTAAAACCTGCATAATGCCATCGACCAATTCAACTAAAATTTCTAGTGCAAGACGAATTTGACCATTCTGTACTGCAGTATTAAAACCTTCAACCGCATCGTCTGTTAAGAGATATTGCTTTGCTACATCTGAACTAATTATAATACCCATTATTCCTCGTTTGTTTCGTCGACTTTTTTGTCGGCCTCTTCTACTATCACAACATTATACTGCTCTTCCAACAAATTTTCAACTACAGATAACCAAGTTGGATCTGCTCTTTTTATATTTGGAGATGTGTTTCTTTTTTGTTGATTCTGAGGTCTTATTGTATTTCCTGGTCCTCTTCTGTTTGATGGAAGATTTCTTTGACCCGCTGGAGCTGATGCTTGTTTGTCTCCATCTTTCATAACGTCTTTTTGTGCGTCTTGTTGTTTTTGAATTCTAGCTTGAGTTTTAGCTTGGGCATCGCCGATATCTATTTGAACTTGACCCTGAACAGACATAAACAGTTCTTCTTTTTCTACATCTGGATCTTCGCCAAGTTTAATTCTAGCTTCTTCAAGGGTAATCAAAGAGTTAACAAACTTCTGAATAATATGGGTTTCTTTTTTAACTTGAGTGTCTACGTCAATCTCATTAAACTTAAAGTAGCATCTGTCAGACATTGAGGAATCAAGTGGGTTAACAAGTGGATCAAATCCACCTTCAAACAAAAGTTCGTTAAATATATTAACTCTAATCATCTCTGCAAATTGCTTTTGATAATGCTTGATCTTATCGTATAGAGCAGTATCAAGTCTTTCGGTTACAGATCTATTTCCTCCATTAAGGCTCATGCCTAAATGGTGAGGAGCTACACCCAAACCAATTGCAACTCTTTCTTTAAAGTGATCCAAATAAGCTGATGCGTCTAATGCTGAACCATTTGATCCAATAACTTCTACATCGTGTCTAAACGGAAGAATCAATCCACCTTCAGCTCTAAGGTTTTCTATCTCAGCAGCTGCTTGGTCAATCTCTTCTGGTTCTGCTGGTTGATCTGCCGTTCCAATTCTATATTTATACAATGGAAACAATTCTCTATGAACCAAGTTCTGAATATCTTCTTCCATTTGACGAAGAGCAACAACATCATCAAGAACGTTTGACAAAAACGGTGTACCAAAAGCTCTTCCTGGTTTTTTATCAAAATACAAGTGAACAACTTTTTCTGCTGGCCAAGCAGGGTCTCTGTCTGTTGGGGCATAGGTAAGTGGATTGGTTCTCTGAAGATAAGACTTTGGTCTGTTGTGCTTATCTCTTAATATTCTTGTTTGTTCTGTTGGAATAAGGTAGTATCCAACAATCGGATCTGTTCCATTTACTGAATTTAAACGAGTTGGAAAATACTCAGTTAAATCAGCTCTTGCTTTGACAAAGAATACGTTAGCAAATTTAAAAAGTTGATCTGACAAATCAATAAGAAAATCAAGAAATGGTCTTCTCATAGCCATTTCCATATAGTCTATTCTTTGATAAAGATATGCTACTGCTTCAGGATTTTCTCCGACTATTTGCCAGCCTTCTTTCCAAAACAAATCTCTGTATTTAGAAACAGCTTGCTTGACATAGGAGTCTGTGTCTACTGCTTGAATAATTCTATCAAAATTATATGGAGAAGGCTCAAAGTTTGTTCTTCCCGTGTAGTAATAGTTTACGCCACGATAACCCAAAGCTAGGGCAGCTACCTTCATGGTTTTGCCCAAAGAACCTATTTTATCTGGTGACATTTGTGCCGACTGAAAGTCAAACTCACTTATGTCTACCCTTCTAAAGGGCAAATACTCACGCAATGGCATAGTTGACTACACTCCAATTTATAGAATTATATTACTGTATAGTACAGTAAATGGGGTATTTAATTCAGCTTTAGCCCTGAATGTCTTGGAAGGTCTTCTTGATAATAATATCTTTAATTGCCTCAAGCCAAAAAACAGTCTCTGGCTCTGAGAAGTCACTCTTATAAGCTAAGTTAGAATTTGTAATTTTAATAGTAATACTAAACTCTTTTTCTTCTACTTCAGTTGTGGTTGCTTCTACTGTTTCTTCTGACATTACTTTTCCTTTTTTGTTGATTCGATGGGCGTTTCAAAGCCATCATTTTGTGGTTGCGTTTGATTTAACTGTAAAGTTAACTGTTTAATAGTTGCGTCCTTAACCACCACTTCTGTGGTCAATTGAGATATTCTCTCTTGAAAGGACTGAACTATAAGATTAATATCTATGTTTTGATCATTCATGGATTAGATTATACCAGACGAGATTCTAATTCATCAACTTTTAAAGATAGTTCTTTTACGGCATTAATTAAAGCGTATTGGACTTCGTTGAATGAAAAAGATAAATACTTTTCCACAGCAGTATCTTCTGTGGGTTTTGTTTCTGCACAGTATTGGAATTCTTCTACTGCTTTTGGAAAAACAACTTGAACTTCCTGAGCTATTAATCCAACGTTATCTTCATCTAAAACAGTTCCAGCTTTTCCATTGTATTTAAAATAAACTGGCCTTAGTTGTAATATTTGGCTTAACCCTTTTTCGTATTCTGTAATATCTTTTTTTAGATTTAAATCGGAAAACGTAGCCCAAGCTGTTCCTCCTGATGATTTTGCAGCGTTTCCATTAACAGTTAAACCATATCCAGATGTTCCTAGTCCGTTTACTCTGACTCCTCCTGCTCCTAATGCATTAAGAAAAAGAGCACCGGTTGCTTCAACTTGATTTGAATCTATTCCAATGCCTTGTTGTATATATATACCACCTTGGTCAAGACCATCAGTTTGAATATTTCCGCCTCCATCAACTCTTATTTTTGCATCAACGTAAAGATTCTTGCTACCATATGTACGGATCCAAGTCGTGTCTGCCATATAGATTCCGCCACCATAAGTTTGATTATACCAACCTGTAACGCCTGTTGAGCGAAACCAACCACTGCATGATATTGAATTATTATCCGTAACTCCAGTTGCGCCTACATCAATGAATGCATTATTTCCGTCATTTCCTCCGCCTATAAATATCTTATAGCCACCAGTTGTATTTGTAAAAAAAGTAAAATCTTTATAAGTCATTTGTGCAGATGGGGCATTTGCGTTAGGGTCTGAACCCTTTTTCACTTGATACCAAGGACCGAAGAAAGTTGCAGTACCGACCCCATAACTTCCACCGCCATTTCCAATTACCGTAAAGTCTCCGTCAGAAGTAATTGTAGCTTTATTGGTTGACGATGTACCAATAGAAAAATTTCCATCGCTATTCATAGTTACAAGGTCGTTTGCAGATGTAATTGCAGATGAACCTATTTTCCATCCACCTATAGTTCCAGAAGTAGATGTGATCTGACCCACAACTGATAAGGTGGATCCATCCCACTTAACATATTGTGGAGAACCTGAAACTAATCCACCTACACTAAAATTTCCATTAGCGTACCAGTAATTGTAAGTTGGATCTCCAAGTGTCATACCCCCTACGCCACCCCCTATTCCGCTATTGATGTTTAGTTTTGTAATACCACCTGAAGGCACGGAGATGCTATCTGCTGCAAAATTAGCTTCAACTTGAACGTCTTCTCCAATAACAATAGTTTCATTGTCATAAGTTATTCCATTTGGTCCACCTAGACTAAAATGTCCATCTCCCCTTATGTACCAACCAGATGTAGTTGATTCATTTGTAAAATCATATGTAGATGATTTGATAATAGAGGTTGTTCCACCTAACGTTATTTGATGGGCACCTATTGTCCCTGCAGTAATTTTTGCAGCAGTTAAACTGTTGATATATTGATTCCCAATTAACGGCGTTGCGCCTGAAGAAACAAGACTAGTATATGTGCCAACTGTTCCAGCGCTATTGACTACTGCAACTTTTCCGTAATATGTTTTGGTCACACCATCACTGGAGTTAGTTACTGAGATTGTGAATACATTGGCTTTATTTCTGCCACTTGCTATTGGTGTGGTTGATTCTGTAGGGTTAGGAATATCGTATAATTTATATTCGTATGAGTCCAGGTCAATATCATTAACTGGATCAAAGTAAAACATAACGCTTTCAAAGCTTGCACTAATTCCAAAACCTATTATTGCTGATGGGACTGAAGAAACAGTTGGAGTTTTTACTCTAATTGCTTCTGGAGACTCATCGATTGCAGATAGTTCTACGTTTTTTGGTTTAAGCGTAAAAATATAGTTTGCGTCTGGCTTAAGTCCGTGTAATAGTTTTTTTAATTATTGCCATTATCTAATGACTCCTGTGCTAGTAAATACTATTGAAGATTCTATCTCTTCATTTCCTAATGATAAATTATAATTTTTTCCAAATGCGTACTTGGTCATATTAAATCCAGTTCCTGAAGATGAAATATTCTTTTCTGTTAACAATTCTATTTCAAAAGAATATGTTGAATATCTATCTTCTATTTGTATTTCCGAAATATTTTTGGTATCAAAAGAGAATATCTCTACGTCTTGATTTGCTGATTGACTAAACATATCAACTGAAGACTGAGTATAAACTACAGATTGTCCAGTGCCAGACGCTGAGGTCTTAATTATCTTAATGGATACTTTACCTTTATCTGGACCTTTATCTGCATAAATTCTTAATTTGGGACCGTCAAAAGAACCAAGAATTTTAGATCCTGAGACCGAAGTTGCTCCATTAATCCAAGATGATGAATTGCCTAAATATCCAATTTGTGCTATACGAGTATTTACCGAAGGTTTATTAACCACATGAGAATAATAGTCAACATAACTTACACCCGCTACAGTTATTGATCCCATAAAGTTTGCACCGTTGCTAGGACTAGTGGCAATATAATTTGAGCCAGTCAAAGATAAATATTGAACGTTATCTGAATGATAATATAAATAGTACGCACCTACTGGTTGTTGACCAAGGTTTACATCAGCAACTGTCTTAAAGTATAAGTGATCATTTTCATCTAAATAACTATATGTTGGAGTTTGACCTGTTAATGTTTCATAAACTACAACAAAAGAATCTTGATCAAAAGATTGTACAACAGCTCCACCAGAATAGGAGTAAACTTGTCCAATATTATAATCTTCAAGAGAAATATTTATCCAATCTCCAGTTTTAATATTGTCATTAATAATTGGAAAACTAATCAATCTCCTAACCGGAGGTTTGACTGAAGTAGTTAATGCTGATGTTGTGTAATAATTAAACCAAACCATAATTAAATCTCTTTATACAATATTTCAAAATCATAACTATTTAATTGTTCATCTTCAATTTCAATTTCAAAAGAAACATTATACTCATGACCACCACCTATTTTTTGTACAGGTTCAAATCCAACTATATTTAAATTAGAATATGGTTTATTATACAAGTTTTCATAATAGTCTTGTCTGGCACTTGCGTAGTCTATGGAACTTGCGCTTATGGGAAAGCTTCCATCTTCTAGATTGTGTGTATGGTTAGCTAGGTCCATTCCACCTATTGTTGCGCCTTCTGCAAAGTCAATTTTTCCATAAATGGTTCCACCATCTATTCTTAAATATTGAGGATGGGCGTCTCCATCAATATCGTCCAAATCATTGTGAGAAGATCTAAGATCCTCTCGTTTTGACACATCAACAATAATTGATTCAAAAATATTTGAATACTTTTCTACTTCTTCTTGACTTGGATTTGCTAAAGTTATTTGTCTTTGTTTTCCAAACTTCTCTAATTGAATCATGTAGCCAACATATCTTCTCTTTAATCGTATGGCTTCCGAAACAACAGAAAGTCTTTTACTTGCTGTCATTCTTCTTTCAACTAAATCTGCTGTAACAGAACCTAAATTTCCAACAATGGCATTGCTTGCAATTACCATTTCTCCAGTAAGTGTTGGGGCCAATCTTCCTAAAGAGGTTGTTGTAATGTCCAACATTATTGGTTCTACTAATTTTGATTTAAAAGTCAAGGCTGGCAAAAGAAAGTTATTATAAAAAACTTCTGAAGTATCTACAGAATCTCTTTTGATTAAGTTTAGTAAAGAGTTTATTTCTGCACTTATTGAATTTATTCTGATCGAAAAAAATGCTTGAAATTGTGCGGCTTGTTTTTTAGAGATTTGATCCAACTCGGATTCTGGGAGTGGGATTGGTGTTGCTGTGATCTCCTTGGCAAATTGTTTCGTATAGTGCGTGATTGTCTTTGCCCAATCTGAGAGATGTTTTGCAATTTCGCCTTCGGTTTCATCTTTATAAACTTCTCCTAAATAATATATACAAATGTTTTTAATTATTGATATTTCTGAACTAAGATAATTTAACATTTTTTTTAATGCTAATAAATATCCAAAACTTGAATGAGACAAAGCTAATTCATATTGCTTTACTAATTCTCTACAGGATCTACACTGATGCCTAAGAGCAAACAAATATTCTTCATAACAGATGAACTGTGGCTTTGGCGTAATCACGGTTGCGTTTACTATGCCTGGCTCTTCTTTGCGAGAATGTTTTTCTGCGTCTTTCCATACAGCTAAATGGGCGACGTCTAATTCTGGACTCAAGTAAGGATTGATATTTACTAAATGTAAATTGTCTTCAATTTCTTCTAAGAGTTGATTGGTCATATTTTCTGCTTCAAAAACATAAGACCTGATCTCCTGCACGGGCGCGTGCGAGACTGCATTATTGTATGTTATTCCAGATCCGGCAACTGATCTAAATTCTTCAGCTCTTTTTTCCAATGAATTCAAGCTTGAAACATCAGAATATGGGTCAGCAAAAACATCCTCAACTGCGTTTGAATTACCTAAACCGTAGTTAGCCATAATTTAAAAAACCTGTCTCTTTATTGGTGCGCTAGCTCTTCTGCTAAAACCTTTTTTAAAAGTTGCTTTAGTTGAAAGTGTTTCTGTTCTATTTGCAACTTTGTTTACATCTTTATTATCGTCATCGTCTTTATCTCCAGATCCTGGCATAAAGAAGGTGTTTGAAAAAGTATTTGTTTTTGTAGTATATCTTGCTTTATGTAAATCATTATAATTTTCTGTTATAGAAAGAAGGGCAAGAATTAATGCGTCGTGTGCGTGGTCTTGAGCTGATCCTCCAGCTTCAAAAACTGGTCTACCTGTTTGAGTAGTTCTCATAACGACATATGATATTAATTGCATGTACAACTCGTCGTCTTTTTCTGGAGCAACAAAAACTTCCTTTTCAAGATACTGTCTTAGGTTGTCAACCATGTATGGTTTAATTTCTTTTTTAACTGGAAGCTTTGTGTACGGATCTCTTAGTTCAATTGTTTCACCAAAGCTTACACCTTTAACTTTTTGTTTAAGACCTGAAGCTGGATTTTCTACTCCATATTTGTGAAGAAGTTCTACTTGAACCTCACCAAAACCTCGGTCAACATAAATGTGTTTTGGTTGAAAAATATTATTTAATTCAACTATTCTAGAAACTGCTTTTGTTAATGTGTATTCAGATCTTTCAATCTCTTCTCTATAAGCAACTTTTACTTTGTTTCTAAATCTTTCTTCTTCATATGTGTCTGAACACGCTTCTAATACAACTATGTTTGTGCCTGCTCCATATTTGTCCCAGTCAACACCAATAACATGAAAACTTCTAGCTGAAGTTATTTCTGGATGATAATCCCAGCTTGGACTCAAGAAAGCTTTATCGACATATCTTCTTGGATAAACACCTTCTGCGTCTTCGCCCCAGTCCGCTTCAATTTCATGTCGATAACCAATTTCTGAATACTGTTCCCTAAATTCATCTTCTTGATCTTTAGAGAAATAAGGGTTGCAATATGAAGGAAACCAAAACTCTTTGAATCTACTACTTCTGCACCATTCCCAAAAACGTTCTCTTCTACCAGTTGGAGTAGAAGCTCCAATTAAAACTTTGTCTGGTTGATCTTCTGCAGTCTTCTGAAGCATTGCGTAGAGTGCGTCAAGGTCGTCAGCGTGCATGTAGTCCATTTCGTCCAGAACAATAACATGTGCTTCCTGACCACGAGCAACGTCTGATTTTCCACCAGATCTCATACCTGAGGTAAAGAATCTAATTGTAGATCCATTTGTAAACTGAATCATAAATTGAGGGCTTGTAACTTTTCTTGTTATTGAATTCATTACTATTTCATTTTTTGAAGCTAATCTCAAAATTTCTTGATAGATTAATTCAACGTGAGATTTCATTGGAGCAATAACAAGACAGCGTCCGTCTTTGTGTGTGTAGCTGTAGTGAATGAGATAAATTGCCATACTAAAAGTTTTGCCAAGACGACGACCAGCTCTTAAAACTTTTCTTAATGATGGATCTCTCAAAATAAGAGTTTGATACACTCTTGTTTCTGCTTGAAGAAACTGTCTAGCCCAAACACAAGGATCTTTAGCTACATGAATTTGCCTCTGTTGTTCTGCAGATATTCCCATGTCTAATAATTCAAAATCAAGCTCAAAAGGCTCATCAATAAGAAGTGCTAGCTCTTTGTTTGTTAGAACTCTTTCTTCTACGGGAGTTCCATCTGCCCAGTTTAGATGACTTAATTTATTTGAAAAAACCCATTCAATTCTATTTATTTGTTTATATGTTTCAATGTCTTGAGCTTTAATAATTTCAATTAAATCTTCTCTTGAAAGTTTTTCTAGATCTTGTCTAAACTTTTTTGTTTTATTTGATAATGCTGTTGTCATAATTTACCCAAAATGTGCTGCCATCATTCCACCCTCAGAACCAAGCATGCTCCTTGCATTTAACCTTGAATTCTGGATTGCCATGACTCCTCTTGCTCTTGATGATGCTGCTACTTCGTTATCTTTAAATCCTGCTCCAAATATTGGTTTATTAATTGTACCTTGCATTGACTTCATTGCATCTTTAGCAAAGTTAACTCCACCCATCATCATGTTGCCAATACCCTTACCGACATCGTATGCAAGAGTTGCATAACCATACGCACTAAAAGCTTTTCCTGCAGCCTTACCATATGTTGAAAGATATTGTCCACCCATCTTTGCAGCAGTTGCCTTATCTCCTGCTTTAAAAGCTTCTTTAGCAAGTTGCCCAGATGCAGCCCTAATAGTCTTAGTTCCACCTTTCAAAACACTTGCTGCGTCGTCTGCATATCCTGCTCCGCCCATGCCACTTATAAAAGTTCTACCTATATGTCCTACATCATCAAGTGTGCCAACAACTCCTGAAGAATTTGCTCCGAGCCTATATTTTTCCATTGCACTAGCAAAAGATTTAACGGTTCTTTTTCCAGTTGCTGTATCTGCAAAATCTGCAAATTTTCCACCACTCATAATGTTATAGTGACCAAATACTGATTTAGAAAGTTCTCCTGGTATTGTTTCATAAAGAGCTCTGGCTCTTCCTATATTAGAAACTTGTGAAGCTATCGCTGCATCTGCTGCTCCAGTTTTAAGTGTTGAATTAACCACTGCATTAAGAGCATCCGGAGCAAGGGCGCTTGTTGAAACGCCACTAGCTGAACCTATATAATTTATAGCTCCAGTCCTAGCAAAATTAGCATTTGTAACTTTGCCAAGCTTAACGATGCTGTCATCTAGTTTACTTAATCTTGCAGCTGCTTTATCTCCACGAGCAAGAACTCTACTTTGAGAACGAGTTGGCGCAGATGCCCCCAAAGTTGATCTAAGATCATTTGCTTTAGATACTGCTCTAGTATAATCATCTGCTTTGTCGATTGTTTTAATTCTACCAAAAACACCACCAGTCCAAATGGCATTATCAGCTGTGTTATTAATTACATCTGAACCGTATCTTGCTGCTGCTCTATTTCTGATAAAATCTGGTTTTAAAGCCCAGTTAGCTAAAAATGCTCCAGTTTGCATGGGGCTATAGGGAGCGCCTGCTCCAGCCATACCAGACAATCTTGCTACGGTATCATATCTTCCAAATCCAATTGGGTTTGCGTTAGTCATTAATGCAGACTTTACTTTTTTAGAAGAAAACTTTCCAAGAAAATTTTTACCAAATGCATAGTCGTCGGCATTACCCATTGTTCCACCGACAAAAGCGCCTGTTCTTTTTCCTAATGTTTTTCTTAGTGCATTGACTCTGCCTGTTGCGCCATCTGCAACATCAAGATATCCGCCTTTAAACATTGTGTTTGAAAATCTATAACCAGCCAGTGCTGTCATTGAAGTTTGGCTTGGAAGATTTTCAAGAGCTTTCATAAAGAAAGGAACTTGTGGTTCTGGCTGAGGAGTCATCAAGGCTTGATTTTGTACATTAGAAGAAAACTGGTCCATTGAAGGCATGATTATCTACCTCTCCTGGTGTTATATGCTCCCAAAACAATGTCTCCCCTAGCATTTAATCTTTCTGCGGTCATCAAAGAAGAATTATAAAAAGGTGACTCACTTATTATTTGAGAGTTATCTCTAGCTGTTTGGTAGGCTAAAGATGTTGCGCCTCCAGCAACAACTCCTCCCGGTATTGCACCGACGATTCCCCCTGCAATTGTTCCTGCAACAGCTCCTTTAATTCCACCTTTTTTGTATCCATATGCTCCTCCTGCTACTGCTCCAATTCCTGAACCAGCTACTGCTGCAGCCACTGATGTTCCAGGCGCATCATTTACGTTTGGAAATCTTGTTGGATTCATACCTCTTGCAAATGCTCCAGCTCCACCAGTTGCTAGTGCTGAACCATAACCACCAGTCATGGCTCCAGCTAAGCCTCCAACGACCATTCCAGCTGCACCATATTTTCTACCAAGGTAAGCTCCACCAGCAGCTCCAGCTATAGTTGAACCAGCTACGACTCCTGCGTTCGCTTGACCACCTAAGGCTCCACCCATTAAAATGCTAGGTGTTAATTTTGTACCTAAAACTTTTTCATCTGCATTTGGATCATCAAAAGCAACGTCCATTGCAGCGTCCATTGTCCCTGGGACCACTACATCCGCAAAACCTTTTAATCCAATTGCACCAAGAGCTCCTCCTACCATCACTTTTCTTTGCAGCGAACCTTTAGGCCCTAGCACTTTTCTGCCAAGGCCTAATAAATCTTGTCCTGCTTTTGCAACCTGTGTTGGTATTGCCATTTTTTATGCTCCGAAAAGATGATTGTATTTATTTGGCCCCATTGCTGTGTGACCTATTTTGTTTCTATCTAAATTACCAACAACTCCAGCAGTAACAAGCGGATCTCGTCTTGTACTTCCTATGTCGGTATTTTCTTGTATGCCCGAGTTTGCTTCCTGAATTAGTCCTGGACTTTCTGCAGGTTGCTGATGCATGACTTCGTCATACATTGAGTTTTGTCTTTTTCTTCTAGCTAAATAGTAACCAGCACTGAACGCAGCTACAGCTAATCCTCCTTTATAAACATAAGGTTTAGCTTTTTTGGTTGCTGCAATTACCTGTTGCGTTCTTCCTGCTGTTCCTGCACCAATTCTTGTTCCACCAATTCCAGTATCTACGCCATATCTGCCAAGCGCATTTCTTAAAAGAGACCTAAATCCTCCGTCTGATTCTGCTCTAGCTAAAACAACCGTTTGAGAAGCTAGCTGCGCTGCTCCTGTTTGTGTTCTTATTGCATCAGTAGCTATTGATCCCATTGTTTCGGCTTGACTAACTGCTGCCCTATCTAAGGATGCAGTTATTTGAGTTGTTTCTTGCCCTATGTTTGCAATATCAAATTGAAAACCTCTTTGAACTGCTACTCTATCGTTTCCAGGAGTTGCAGATAATCCACCCAAAACTGCTTTGGCTCCTTTACCAACTTCTCCTTCAACGCTTGCAATAGTAGGACCAGAATCCATTAATCTTTCTACTAATGGATTTACAAGTTCGTCTTGCATTCTTGTAGGATCACCAGATTGTATTAAACCATAGATCATGCTTGCTTCTTGTTCTGACCCAGCAAAACCTTGCTCTACAAGAGCTTTCAAATCTACTCCCTGAGTATATTTTGTTTGCAAAACTTCTACTATTGATCGTGCCAATGTTCTTGCATTTCTTCTGTTCATTGAGCCAGTTCCCATGACTACGTTAACTAAATTTCTAGGATTAACAGATTCATCCACTATAGACAAATGAGCTTTATTTAATCCTGTTGATTTAAAAAAGGAAGATTCAAGAAAACTAGTAGGTGTTCCACCTTCTAATATTTTCATTTCTCCCAAGAACGCACGTGATAATCTAGGTTTTCCAACTGTTCCAGCGTTAGGTCCCCCAGTTGTGAACAAAGAAGTCTTTTGTATACTTGTTGCTGAAGAGACTCCCATTTCGGAAGTGTAATTAACCATTTGAGCCGCTCTTGTGTTAAGCGAATCTATTTCTTCTTTTGTTAGACTAGCTAAATGTGCTGTCATCTCTGCGTCTGTTATTGATGGATTTTGAGTTCTTTTAATTGATTCTGCTATTCTTAAGGCACCTTCTGTCTTTCCGCCTTCAAAAGCTAAATGACCAGTTAAAGATGACAGTGCAACAAAGTTTGATCTCATAGCTGGATCTAACATTGCTAGTCCAGCTCCTCCAGATTGCAAGATTTGAGAAGATTGTCGTACTGCAGCTTCGGCCGGTACTTCAAATCTTTCTCTCATATTTGGGGAAATCAAAGCAGAAACTAAACTGGGTCTTTCCTGCAGATGTGGCATTCCGACAAATCGCCTTGTAGCAGACATTGATTCAACAAAAGCTTCTTGTCCAGCTTCTGTTGCTAATCTTGCTTCCATTCCAACTGGCGCAAGAGATGATCCAGTAATTGTTGGATCTGTGGCAAAGCGAATTGTGCTTTCCATTTGACTTGCTTGAGATTCATTAAGCCCTAAAGAAATGACTCTTGGTTCTACAGCTGGAGGCATTGGTACACCAGAAGTTGCAGCTGCTGCTCTTGCTATCCTGTCATTTTCGTCGAACTGTATTGCTTCTCTTATTCTAGGTAAGGCATAATCGGGCCTTACTGCCATAGATCTGCCAGTTGCTAGACTTACCCTTTCAAATGTTGAAAGACTCTTATTATATTGAATATATGCAACAGTATCTCCTGCAGCATTTACTTGCCTTACTCTTGCTCCTGCCTGCAATCCTTCAAATCCAGACAACATTTCATCTGATGCTGGCCCTTGCAAAAATCCAAAAACATGGTCAGATATTTCATCAACACTTGCTATGTTAGCTGTTGGAACAACTGCTCTTGCTCTGTTAACTGCAACTCTTGCAGCTCCTATCTGAGAGACTAATGTATCTCTTTGCGCATCAGTGATCCCGAGTGTTGTTGCGCTAGGAATTATTCCTCTATTGGCTGGATTTAATAAATCTAAATCTCCAGAAATAGTTTCTCTTAATATAGATATAGACATAAATTGGTCAATGTCTGCAACGTGGTTACCACTAGCTAACATTTGGATAGCTTTTCTTCCTTCTGGTCCACTTTCTGCTAATCTTTCCAAAAGATTTGAAGACATGACAATGCTTTCAATACTTCTTGGCTTTACACCTTCTCCTTCTATTCCAGCTTTTAAAAGAGTTTCTGGAGACAATAAATCTAAAGTTGATCTTTCAACAATTTCTTCCACTGTTCCACCCGCAGCTTGAAGTGCCTGAAGTCTTCCAAACAAATGTCTACCAGCTATATCTGTTACATCTAAAACTTGATCACTATTTGCTTTGTCTGCTACAAGTTCTAAAAGTTCTCTTCTTCCTGTGTCTGAAACAAATTCATCTAATGATGCTGCACTAGACAATAACTTTGGAATATCGAACCCAGCTATATTGTTACCAATCAAAAATGTATCAGGATCAATTATCTGTCTAAATAAATTTTCGTAATGACCTGCTGCTGCAGATCTTCCTGCAGGAGTTGCTAAATCTAATATTCTGTCTGAATTAAAACCTGATTCTTTTAACGCAGTTCTCAATCCTAGTGGAGAAGAAGCGACTCCTCCTCTTTCTCCAGACGAAAGCATTTGCATTTCTGGTAGGAGCATATGAAATTCTATTTTATTAGTTCCCAAACCTCTTTGGGCATCAAGTGCTGAAAGAACGCTATCAACAGTTGCCCCAGGAATATCAGTGGGAAGTTCGTAGGTTTGAGCAGCAACAGATCTTGCTAAGTCAAAAGGACCAACTCCACCAGTTTCAATGTCTGCTCCTAAGAATTTAATTTTTCTTCCAGCTGTAATTGCTTCCTGTATTATGCTATCTGGACTACTTCTAGCTACTGATCTAGTCACATAATCTACTGTTGGTATATTGGTTGAACCAAGCCTCAGTCCATTCTCTCCAATTCCTGGCCTTGTAGTGTCTATTGAAATAGCTCTACCACCAAACAGAACATCAAGTACGCCTCCATTTCCAGGAGTATTTAAATAAGCTGTTTGTCTTCTAGGGTTTCCAGAGGGTACCGAAACAGAAGGTAGTCCAAGGTTTGTAAAGGCTCCGAGACCTTCTAGTTATATCCTGCCATTGTGATTCTAGTTGTCTTCTTACCTCGCTATTAGAAATGACTCCAAGATTCATAGTTGGAGATTTCATAGCATATTCCAATGTTCTTAGTCTTTCTGTACTAGAAAGACCTAGTTCCATCTCTTCTTGAACGGCGGAACGAAAAGCAGACTGAAGATCGCCCAGTTCAGCAAGTATTTCACTCTCTGGTTTCATTCTTGCGGCAACCCTTGCTGTTGACGCCGCATTTCTAGGAAGCTCTGCGTTTCTAGCAATTCGTTGCTGTATTTCAGCTGTCTGTTCGGGAGTAGGTGTTTCTCCATAGAATAATCTAGCGTATGTTCTTACTAGATCGTCATACCTACTCATTTTCTACTTCCTGGTTTTTTTCCAATTCTTGAGCCTCAATGTAATCGTCAACTTCATATGTTCCAAGTTTTTGTCTTAACAACTTTTCTCTTTGTGTTTCAAGAGATTGAACTTTTGAAATAATATCTGATATAGCCTGTGCTGTATCTAATTGCACTTGACCAACTTTTGCTTTTGCTTCTCTTGTTGCAAGGAGTTGATTTCTAAGATCTTTTCTTCTTTTATGGAGCTTGTCTTCTAATTCTACTGCAAGGTGTAATTCTTTTTTAAGAATTGGTTGACCATCTTGATCTACTCCAATAACATTTTCTTGTATAAAATGCTCTTTAGCTAATAGTTTAGTTTTTCTTAAGTATTGGACTTCTTGATCTACAAGATCTCTAACCATTGAGACTTCAACAAGGTTGTTTGGATTTACATCTAGTTGCTCTAGGTATTCAGCTGTAAATTGTGCAACCATTGACATCTCTATTGGACATGGTTTGTTTCTAGGCGCAACATTTTCTTTCAGCAAAGGGCATGTTGCTGCAAATACACATTTTTCTGCTTCACAATTCATAGGTATCGAAGCAAACATTGAACTTCTTGTTCTTTGTGGTTTTACTAATTCGTTTGCTTTTATCACTTCTTCTTCTGACCAATGGTCAGGAAAAAACAAATCTGGTCTCAAAGACTCAAAGCTTTTCATAAAACCATTTTTGTCATCTGACTTTTCTATATTAGACATTAAAATCAATCCACTCTGATCTAAAAAGACCTACTTTATCAAAGTGTTCGCTAAGACCACTTTTGCATTTGCTACAATAATATTGTCTTGTGAAAATATAATCTTCATCTTCAGTTATATATTCTACAATATTTTCTAGTTTATAATTACACCTTGGACACTGCACATCATTGTTCCGTCAATATTTCATTAAGGCTTTTTTGAAGCTTTTGAATTATTTCCACATTGTTTGCCGCATTGGTGAAAAGTCCAATTTCTTTCATTTCATCAGCGGTAAGAGTTGAGCTTATTGTAAATCTTGCGCCTTTGCAAACGTCACAATAAACTTCTTTTTCACTAAGAGAACAAATACATGGGTCTATTATATTAAAAAATTCCAAAGCTTTAGCTATTTCATACCACCTAGATTTGAACATCTTTTTAGTTTGCTCTTTATATGCTCTAAGCTTATGTTGGTCATTGGATAAAAGCGTTCCCATATCTAAAGATTGTTTCATTAAATCGTTTATTGTTTTATATAAAAAATTGGGCAGCTCAAAATCACCTGATTCATTAATAAAAGTTTCCCAGTTACCCATAATTACATCGGCATTCCATTTTGTGGAACTGAAATTACTGATCTTCTTGGTTGATATCCACCTCTAGCTCCGGAGCCACCTCTGTTTGCCGTTCCAAAGCCAGCCATACCTATTCCTGCACCTGCAATCTTTCTTCCAGTTTTTAGATTCATACTATAAGCAGTATCTGCCATTGAACCCCTCATGCCTACGGGCATAGATCCTCTTGCGGCTCTAATTGCAGCGTTGTAGCCTGTTTTGCCCTTCATTAATCTATTTGCTGCGCCACCTACGGCTGCAGTACCTCTTCCAAAAACTCCAGGCATTCTAGTATTCTCTCATTCCAGTTGGTCTTCCCGTTGTTCTATCTAGACCAGATTTTCTTCTTCTCATTAAGGCTCCAGCTCCGACAACGGCTCCAGCTGCAGCAGCACCTTTTCTGTATGGATGGCTTCCAATACTGCTTCTCATAGCAGATCCCAGTCCTTGAGTGGACAAGTTATTTGTAAAGTTTCTATATCCTGTACTCACAGCCTTTGGTATCATAGGCATAATTGGTCTCCGTTCTTTTCAATATAATAGTAACTAAACTTCTTTTGTTAAAACTTCTTTTTTTTCTGGCTTTATTATAGTTGTTTTAACTTTTCCTTCTTTAAAGTCTACATCAAATATACTTCCTCTAGGAGTAGATTTGTCAATTATGAGTTTTGCTATTGGATCTTCTATTTTTTCTCTTCTTACTTGAGACAATCCTCTAGCTCCTTTTACTGAATCTATGCCCTCACCTATCAAAAGGTCTATAATTTCATCTGTATACTTTATTGAATAGCCTTTTTTATTTAACTTTTCTCCAACAATTGACATTTCTATTTGTGCTATTTTTTTACAATCTTCCTCTGAAAGGTAATTAAAAATAATAGTTTTATCAATTCTATTTAAAAACTCTGGTTTAAAGTGTTTTTTTATAGCGTCGTTTGTATTTCTTTCGATAATTTCTCTACTTGGAGTTTCTTTAGTTTTAGTCTTATAACCAACATTTCTGGTAAATCCAGCTCCACCAGAAAGCAGATTGCTTGTGGTCTTATCGTTTCCAAGGTTGGTTGTCATAATTATTATGGTATTTCTAAAATCAACCACTTCACCTTTAGCATCAGTTAAGACGCCATCATCAAAAACTCTTAAAAAGGTATTCCACAAATCTGGGTGCGCTTTTTCTACTTCGTCAAGAAGAACCACCGTGTTGGGATTCTTTTTAACAGTATTGACTAATTGTCCACCTTCTTCATGGCCTACATAACCAGGGGGTGATCCTATTAATTTTTGATTTTCATGTTTATGTTGAAATTCTCCACAGTCAATTCTGACCATTGGATTATCTGTCCCAAACAAGTATTTATGTACAGAATTTGCTAGATGAGTTTTTCCTACACCAGAAGATCCGGCAAATAATAAAACCGCTATTGGTCTATTCTCGTCATTGAGTCCAGCTTGAGATCTTCTTAGAGCGTCTACTATGGAGGCTACTGCTTTTTCTTGGCCAATAATACTATCTTGAAGATAAGGGTGTAACCCCAAAAACTTTTGTTTTGTAATGGGTTTTATTTTTGCTGATTTAGATTTCTTTTCAGTTTCCGGAAACGGCAAATCATTTTCATCAATCTTTGGAAATTTTCTTTTAAAGTTTTTAATAGTATCCAAAAAAGCTTTTGAAGTTAAATCATCTTCTTCGTCGTCATCAAATAAAAATGGATCTGTTGACTTTGTAGCATCATATGCAGCATTTATCCAGCCATCTAAATCAAGACCTGGGTTAAGCATAACACACCCAGCATAAAGGGCATTAATGCAATTCTCAGCTGCTTTGCGAGACATCATTCTTAATGCCTCAGAAACTTCACTCTTAAGATTAAAAATAAAATAATCTATTACAGTTTTTTTAAACTTATCAAATTCAATCTTGTTTTCGATACCACTAGAATTTGACAGAAAGCTCTGCACTTCTTCTGGATCAAGAACTTTGAACTTGACATACACTGCAAGTTCTGGAAAATAAATTTGGTACAGTTTCATCCGCATACCTCTGGTTTTTAAGTAATAGTAACCTAAAAAATAAAATAATGCTTAAACAGGAAGTATCTGGATACGTTAGTATTATTAACGTTAAATTACTTGAAGAGGAGGGCTGTATACACTACAGGATAGAGCTCCTGTATATAGAGTATACAACCCTCTTGCAACTTCACAACCTAATTATTCAGAAATATCTTCGATTGCCGGATGAGGCTCAATACATGGGCCACTGAATGCCCAGTAACGAATTAAATCGCCGGCAGTGTTGATTCTATTTTTTAAAAGTTTGATAGCTCTGATGTAATCTGGATTGTATTCAATTTTCTTTGACACGTTGTTAATCTCTCTGTTTTGTGCTATTATCTTGCATCACAATTATACACGAAAGAAAGTCATAGTGCACACCATTACAAACAAGCAACAGCACTTGCGCAGATTGTATAACTTTTTAGAAAAAATCTCTAAAGAGATTCTAGGTTCCGACCATCAATCACGTATTGAGTTGATTTCTCTTCGAGAAGAGACTATCCTTAAGATAAGAGAAATCCAATATGAGATTTCCACTTTAACAAAGAAAGAAGTGACCAACCAAAATGGATGAATCCAAACAACTTGAGTTAGCCATAGCTCAAATAGAAAGACAATTCGGAAGCGGATCTGTAATGAGATTGGGTTCATCCGAATTTGAACCCTGGCCAGCTGTAGCTACTGGAGCCTTATCTTTGGATAGAGTTCTTGGTATTGGCGGATTGCCACGAGGTAGAGTTGTTGAAATCTACGGACCTGAATCATCTGGTAAGTCCACATTGGCTTTATCAGTTGTGGCACAAGCTCAAAAGCAGGGATTGCGTTGCGCATATGTAGATGCTGAGCACGCTTTGGACCCAGTCTATATGCAAGCTGTAGGTATTAACCTTGATGATCTTTTACTTGCTCAGCCCGACTACGGCGAACAAGCACTCGAGATTGTAGACAAGCTTATCAGAACTGGTGAACTTGGCGTCATTGTTATTGACTCTGTTGCTTCACTTATTCCAAAGGCAGAACTAGAAGGCGAAATGGAATCCCAGCAGATGGGTCTCCAAGCCCGTATGATGGCCAAAGCAATGAGAAAGCTAGTAGGACTAGCTAACCAGCACAAAACGCTTCTTATCTTTATTAATCAACTTAGAAATAAGATTGGCGTAATGTTTGGAAACCCAGAGACTACACCTGGTGGTATGGCATTGAAGTATGCAGCATCAGTAAGAATTGATATTCGCAAAAAAGAAGATATCAAAGATAAGTCTGGCAATCCGATTGGGATTACGTCTAAAGCTAAAATTATAAAGAATAAGATGGCACCCCCAATGAAGATAACAGAATTTAATATTTACTACGGAAAAGGAATTGATGAGTATGGATGTGTATTTGATGTGGCAGTGGACGAAGGAGTCTTTACGCAAAAAGGTGCGTGGATTTATTACAATGGTGAACTCTTTTCGCAAGGGCGAGAAAACGCAATAAACAACTTAAGAGAAAACTTAGAGATGTTTGAAGAGATCAAAGACAAGATTGCAAATGCAGCAAAATAGAATAAACATTGAACCGTGTCCTGACTGCCCAGTGCCCACTAACTTTATAGTGAAGCCTGGAATGTCAGGAGACAAGAAATGTCTCTACGTAGACTGTAGAGAATGTGGAGATAAATGGACGGAGATATTAGAAGATGAATGACGAAGACTTTAATCAGTTTTACGATGCGTATAAGAAATACGCTGAAGAGAATAAAAAAGTAGGACATAATATATATGACTTTGAAGCTTTCAAAGAACCACAAAAAAAGATCAGACAAGAAGACGCTGGTGGCTTTAAGTTTAAGCTAACCTTTGGTATTAAGCCTTCAGATTCTTTTGTAGATAAGATGGACGCTCGCCTAGACAAAGTTCAGAAAGCTTTAGATGATTTAAGAAGTGAATTGTACTTATACCCAGATCTCTAAGTTACTATAGAGATATGATTAAGAAGTCGGGAAATAAGAAATTGTTAGTGCCTCAAACCGCGCGCAATTTTTTCCCGGCTTTTTATTTTTTTTAAAATACACTACCACATAGGAGATTACATCATATGGACTTTTTTCTAGATCTTATTAAGAAAATATTAGAGTCGGATAATTCGGATCTCCAAAACGGGATATTCAATTACGATCTAATAGGTGACCTACAAGACAAGGTCTTAGCTGCGTATACAGAAGAAGACGGCCAGATGACTCTAGCCGTCTTCTCCACTGAACAGTGGTCTATGGTTAATGACATCTGTGCCTTGACTGGTGATGATCAAGAAGACGTTGTTAGATCGATGTCTAAAGAACTACAGAATGTATTTACCTTTGATCCCAAAGAGTTTGATTAAATATAAATTGGTTTAGAGTAATTAGACTGTAATCCGTCTAATCCATATCCATCATATAATAAACAACCAACAACTTCCAGTGCAAGTCTATTAGACATGTATGCTGGGAGTTTTGTTTTTACGTGTTCATTAATACGAGCCCCCGCCAAATAAACACCATCTTGTTTTGTATAGAAATTATAAAGATAACTATCTTTGTAGAGACCCCTATACATTGGTTCTTTGAATGGGTTATCTAAGAGTACTACATGGTCAAACTTGAAACCATGCTTTTCGTATAAGTCAGTGACCATACGACATTCGTTTTCATATCCTATGAATGTCATTTTATTATATGGTTTCTGACACTGTTTGAATAAGGCTCTAGATAACTTGGTGGTCACTTTCTTATTATATTCCTTAGTGTTATCTGTAGAGAATAATAATAATCTGTGATCAGCTGACATCTGTCCTATCAAGGAGCTATTGATTCTCCAGGGGGCTTTTGTTCTGAATAGTTTCTCTGATCCTACTAGGATGTGATTTGGCATTATAGGGGTGGTCATTTTGTGTCTGGTCTTTCTTATCAGTAGTCGTAACCGTAGTTGTCCATGTCGTAGTCATAGTCATTGTAGGCAGGTCTGAACATGTCGTACTCTGACTTGGTGTACTCTTCTAGGAACTCAGCCTCTTGGATTGTATCAAGCATGTAGTCTTCTGGATTGATGTTAGTCATTTTGGTTGTACTTTCTATGATTGTTTTTTGGCGGGCACTTGGACCCGATTGACAGACAAACTATCAGGCCTTTTTGTGTTATGACAACCTCTATGGGGAAATATTTTGGATTTTTTTTGGCGAGCCTACTAAAGGTATATATAGATCTATATAGATATAAAACATATAGGTCTAAAAATGGGGGAAAATTTGTGAGTGGGTAATAGTAGAGTAGTATTGTGTTAGACATTTTTAACGAGGGTACGGGGGTATACTCCCCCCCTCATATCTTTTTTTTATGGGTAGCCTGACAGCTATCAAGCCCTGCATCATTCCGATGTGGGCACAAAGGAAAGGAGAATGCCATGGGGTCCCTCGGGACCAACAGCATTACTACACCAATCATCAGCAATATCCAGTTCAATAGCCGCATGGAGGTTATGGACGCATGTCAGCACGGACGCTTCGTGCACATGGGCGTTGGGTACTACATCATTGACAGGCAAGGTAACGACGTTATCATTGGCTTCGATGGTACACGTACTAAGGCACCAGTGCACCAAGAAGGTCGTACTGATATGGGTATGTACTACAGTATTCGTAGAGGGCTAATGTCTACCCCTATGGGCGACCAAATGGGTAACATGCGCAGTAAGTCGGATACCGATAAGTGGATAGAAGAAGCCCGTAAAAAGGGCCATATTTTCCACACAAATGGTGCGTATACGGTAATCTATCTTAATGGATCCATTATCTGGGTTCATACAGATGGTTATGCTGGGCCAACTAATAACACCTATGCGGTACGTCATGGCTACGTATTTGTCGAATATTTCGATAAGTATTCTAGCTGGAAATACCTGCAAAATCAAGGTCAACATAGTCTGGCCAAGGAACTGGAAAACTGGTAACAGTTCCTAATGGAAAGGGCGGCCCCTACTGCACTATGTGTGGTAGGGGTTTTCCCTTTATGGGTAGTTATCAGGTATGGAAGCCTGAGCCCAAAGAAAGGAGGTTAAATGCGCCTTTTACTCAAGCTTAAATGCAGGTGGTGTGGACACGAG